TCTGGTACTGCATCACTCCTCTTTCTGTCCTTGTGATCCTCAAAAATCATGCGAAGTTGTCCGGATATTGTCCGCCCTTCGTCTTTTGCCATAAATTTTACTTCCTCGTACATATCTCTGGGTACGAGAATACTTTTCCAACGCGTTGTATCCATAAATCCATCTCCGACTTTATCGGTATTTCTAGGATAATATAAGATAATATGCAAGTTTGCAAGAAAAAACCCCGCCGAAGCGGGGGAGTTGGACCGAGCCACAGGCGTGGACTCTGCCGAGCAGTGTAAGGAATAGAGTTTATTGAGCTTCACCCCAAGATGGACCGATTTCAATGTCACACTTGGAGGGGACTTTCAAATTAACTGCGTTCTCCATGATATAAGCAACTTCTTTCGCCTCGTCAACACTTTTAACGGACATGGCAATCTCGTCATGTACTTGGATCATGGGCAGTCGTCCGGTTTTGTATATATCTACCATCGCTTTCTTGGTCATATCGGCGGCACTGGCTTGGATCAGCCGGTTCAACGCCTTGTAGGTGTACGCTCTCTTCAGTCTGGTCGTTGGGCCGTGGGCATCGGCCGCCTCTTTGTAAGGCAACGCCTTGTGCATTGCGAAACTATCGGGCTCCCACAGATCAAATCTACACTTTCTACCCAGTAAGGACCGTAACGAACCGCTCGATGTGCGCGTGTTAAGTTGGTTTGTAACACCGTTCATCAGTCCTTTTACAAACGGTACTCGGCTATGGTATTGTTTTATAATGTCTTTTGCTTCTTCGACAGATATATCGAGTTGCTCGGACAGTTTATTCACGCC